CTAACAAGAGATTAAATTATGTCTGCTACTGTGATTATACCAACCACTGGATCACCAGAGGTCAAAACTGCCGTTGAATCTGTTTTAAATCAAAGCCATCCTACTGATTGTTATGTTGTCATTGATGGTGACCAATATATGGACAAAACACTGGAGGCGTTGGGTTCAGCTGTTGATGACACACGAGTTCATATCTGTGCTTTACCAATCAATGTAGGTGCCAAAGGATTTTATGGCCACCGTGTCTATGCCGCTTTCACTCATCTAGTCAATACAGAGTACATTGCTTATCTTGACCAAGATAATTGGTTATATCGGTCACATGTAGAAAACTGTATCAAAACAATTAACACAAGAAGTTTAGATTGGTGTTATTCTTTACGCCAAGTGTATAACAAACAAGGTAAGTTTGTTTGTTTTGATGACTGTGAATCGTTAGGTATTTGGCCAACATACCACGGAGTTCATCACATAGATACTAATTGTTACTTCATTAAAACGGAAGTAGCAAATAAAATTGCAAGTGTTTGGCATGGTGGTTGGGGTCAAGATAGAGTATTTCTACAAGCAATCACAAAACACTTTCCCAAATTCTATTGCACAAGTGAATATACAACCTGTTATAGAGTAGATGGTGGTAAAGGTTCTGTTACAGCAGAATTCTTTGAAAATGGTAATAAAGTAATGAATGAAAAATATAATGGAGAATACCCATGGCGGAAAAAAGCTTAATAATTGGTGCTATAACCAACTATGATTTCGATAAGGTTGCACCTTGGGTAAAATCAATTAATGAAACTGGTTTTGTTGGTGATAAGATAATGGTTGTTTTTAATTCGACATTAGAAACAGTTGAAAAACTTGTTCAACACGATTTCAAAGTTGTTGTGGTTGGCCAAGAAGATAAAGAAAACAAAAGATTTGTACACCAATCACATCTACCAATTCATGTAGAAAGATTCTTTCACATTTATAACATTTTAAAAGATAATTGGGAATTCTATGACTATGTTATTACAACAGATGTTAAAGACATTATCTTTCAAAGTAATCCAGTGGATTGGTTAAAAGATAATTTAAACGACAAGAAATTGGTTGCTGGTTCAGAGGCCATTCAATACATGCATGAGCCTTGGGGTAATCAAAATCTACTAGAAACTTATGGCCAATATTTTTACGACCAATTTAAAGATTGTGAAATCTATAATGTAGGAACACTAGGTGGTGAATCTGAATATATGAAAGATTTGTGTTTAAATATATTCTTGTCTGCTATTAATCGTCCAATACCAATTGTTGACCAAGCTGTATTTAATGTACTGATACAGACCTTGCCATTTAGAGATGTTATTCATTTTGCAAGACAACGAGATGGTTGGGCTTGTCAAGCAGGCACAACAGTTGATCCATCTAAAATAGAATCTTTTAGACCACATTTACTAGAAGAAGAACCAGATTTTATTGATGGTTATGTTTATACATCCACAGGAAAAAAGTTTTGTATTGTTCACCAATACGACCGGGTTCCTGAATGGAGAAAAATTATCGAGGCGAGATACAAATGAAAATTTTTATAACAGGATTAGCAGGATTCTTGGGCAGCCATTTGGCCGACAGAATGATAGAACTTGGCCATGAAGTTATTGGTAATGATACACTCATTGGTGGTTATGTTGACAATGTACCAATCAAAGCAAAGCTATATGTGGTCGATTGTTGTAAGGTTGATGAGATGGCACAGATTATGAAAGGTTGTGATATTGTAATACACACAGCTGCCACAGCACATGAAGGTCTTTCAGTTTTTAGTCCAAGTTTTATTACTCGAAATATATTTGAAGCTTCTGTAGCTACAATCTCTGCGGCAATTCAAAATAAAGTAAAACGATTCGTATACTGCACTTCAATGGCACGATACGGTGACCAAAATACTCCGTTTACTGAAGATATGAAACCAAGACCAGTTGATCCATATGGTATTGCCAAAGTTGCTGGTGAAGAAGTTTTAAAAGCTCTAGGTGAAACACATAACATGCAATGGAACATTGCTGTACCTCACAACATTGTGGGACCAAGGCAGAGATATGATGATCCTTTCCGTAATGTAATGAGTATTATGATTAATAGAAATCTACAAGGTAAACCATCTATTATTTACGGAGATGGTTTACAAACAAGATGTTTTTCTTATATTGATGATTGCATTTCTTGTTTAGAGAAAATGGCACTTGATCCTAACTTGACACATCAAATTATCAATATTGGTCCCGATGAAGGAACAATTACAGTAAAAGAAATGTCAAAAATGGTTGCTGAAGAATGTGGATTTGAAGGAGAACCAATACATATGCCAGATCGGCCAAGAGAAGTCAAACACGCATCTTGTTCTGCTGATAAAGCAAGACGCTTATTGAATTATGAAACAAAGACGGATTTGAAAACGTCAATCAAAAAAACCGTGGACTATATCAAACAAAAAGGAACAAAACAATTCGATTATTCTTATCCATTGGAAATTATCTCAGATAAAACTCCAGCAACATGGAAAGATAGGTTGATGTAATGGCGACAATAGGTTTCTTTAACTGTGTTTCAACACAACCAAAAGCTACAGAACATTCTATACAATCAATACGAAAGTTTCATCCAGATAGTTTCTTTATGATTGCTTGTGATGCAGGTCCAGATTATTATACATTATGTAAAGAGTATAATATCGAATATTATCATTCACAGAAAAGTTTAAGTTATCCGGTTCAACCATATGGTTACAGAAAAGAAAAAATATTGGAATGGTTGAGTAGATTCTATATCGCTTGTATTAAAACCAACACAACACATTTGATGATGGTTGAAGATGATGTGGTATTGATTAAACCAGTAACGGTTGAGGATGATTGGGAGGTATCTGGTCATGCAACAACTCATGCAAATCTATTTCATCCAGAATTTACAAAGATGATACACGAATATTCTGGAGTTTATCCTGATGTTCAAGGTTATGGTGCTGGTGGTGGTTCGATATTCAAAGTAAAAACATTTATAGACAATTACTTTGGCATTGTAGAATTTATTGATAAAAATGCTGACTACATACAAGATAACTTCTATCCTACGATGGGTTGGATGGATTGTTATATGACATACTACTATTTGTTGTGTGGTAAAAAATATACGAACAATCCTCACTTGTTCAACATTTGGCCAACAGATAAAAATTATGATATTAATAATGTGCCATCTGAAATGGAAATAGTTCACAACTATAAGAATTATTATGTATGAAAATTATAAGGTAGTATCTCCAGGCCATCTGTTTCAAATTAGAACTGGTCCTGGCCCCGATTATAGTGAAACATATTCCAAAACAAGATATGATTTATATCCGACAACGGATAAAATGTCGCAGTTGAGATATTCTATAATTGAATCAAATATTGGCCGTGTCAATTCAATTTGTGACTTTGGTTATGGTAACGGAAGTTTTTTAAAATATTGCCACATAGAAGGACGCAAAACTTTTGGTTACGATATATCTAACTATCAATTACCATCTTACGTTACTAAGGTAGATAATCCAGACAATGTTGAAGTTGATGTAATGACTTTTTTCGACTCACTAGAACATTTAGATGTGGAAGATTTGACACCAATTCTCAAAGCAAAGAAAACAAAATATTTTGTTATTTCTGTTCCTTGGTATCACGAATCATGTGGAAAAGAATGGTTTATGAATTGGAAACACCGTAGAGAGAATGAACACTTCCACCATTTTGATTGTAATGGACTGACAAAATTATTAGTTGATGCTGGTTGTAAGATAATTCATGTGTGTAACGATGAAGATAAAATTAGAACTCCTTTTAGTGACTTACCAAATATTTTAACGATTGTGGCAAAAAAGAATGATTGATAATTATGAAATGATTGAACCTGGTCATTGGTTTCAAAAGAAACAAACTGGTGAGATTATGAAGTACGATACTCGATACATGGAGTATTATACAAAAATGAATCTTGCTATGTCAAAATTAAGATTTGATTTATTGGATCGATATACAGACTTTGATTCTATTTGTGATTTTGGTTATGGTGATGGTAAGTTTTTAGAATATTGTAAACACCAGAATGTGTCGAAGTGTTACGGCCATGATATATCCAATTTCCCATTACCACAAGGTGTTGAATTTGTACCAGATGTAACCAAACAGCAATTTGATGCCATTACCTTTTTCGATTCAATCGAACATATACCACAACCAAACGTCCATGAGTTGCTGGCCTCTTTACAAACCAAATATATTATGATATCATTACCTTGGATGCATGAAGTAATGGGACCTGAATGGTTTAAAACATGGAAACACAGAAAAGAAAATGAACATTTCCATCATTTTGATGTTCATGGATTGATTAAGTTGATGCAAAAATCAGGATTCACACCAATACATATATGCAACCATGAAGATGAAATTCGTAAACCTGTATCGAATCTTCCAAATATTTTAACTATTATTGCTAAAAAATGAATGATATCACAATCGTAACTGCTTTCTTTGATATTGGTCGTGGTGATTGGACGCCAGACAAAGGATTGCCACATTATTTACAACGAACAACCAAAACTTATTTGCAAAGATTTAGTCATCTAGCAAAATTAGAAAATCCCATGGTCGTATACACATCTAAAGATATGGTAAAAGAAATAGAATATCTAAGGCAAGATAGACCAACACAAATATTAACTCTTGATTTTCAAAAAAACTTTAAAAAATTGAGAGAAGAAATTACCAGTGTTCAAAAAAATATTGAATATCAAAGTAAAATAAATCCCATGCAAGTAAAAAATCCAGAATATTGGAATGCTGACTACGTTCTCGTTAATGCTTTAAAATCGTCTTTTGTTAGTAGGTCTTTGGATCTTATCAAAACCGATTTAATTGCTTGGCTAGATTTTGGTTATTGTAGAAGTGAATCAACATTGAATGGTGTTAAAAACTGGAAATATTCTTTTGATAAGAATAAAATACATTTCTTTAACATTAAAGAATGGACAGAAGGAACATACATCCAAGACGTTATTGCCAATAATGACGTACACATTACTGGTCCTTGTATCGTCGCAGGCCGAGAAATGTGGCCAAAATTGGAAGCCATGGTGCACCATAGTATTAATGAACTTATAAAAAATAATTTAATTGATGACGACCAAACATTATTGTTGATGTCTTATCTGATGAAACCGGAATTGTTTGAATTACATCCTGTTTCTAATACAGATTGGTTCATCGTTTTTAAGGAATTTAGTGAATGAAAATATTTCTATCAGGAACATCTAACTTAGGTGACTTTCTAAATGGCATGCCAGTATTATCTGGTATCAATAAATCATACGGAAAGATTGATTTAATTATACGACCAGAAATGTCCAAGTTTAAAGGCATCAAGCAATTCTTATCTTATCAAGATATATTTTCTGATGTTAACTTTGCAAATGAAGTTTTTGTGTATGGTAATATTACTCACATGAGTAGTTGGCCAATTCGTGAAGATAAAGGTAATCCTAATCGACCAATAGAAACTTGTCGATATGAAAATTTCATGAAGGACAATTACAATTTAAATTTTGAAGTCGATGATGATTTCACAGTAAAAACACCAGAGTGTGATATTGCTGTAAAAGATACTTATTATGTTGGTGACCGTTGGTCTGTAGGTGACATTGATGACCGTAGAGCTACACACACATTAAGTCATTTGAAAGATTGTGAATTCATTGATTATAATAATGACCTATTAACGAATGCTTATATCATCAAAAATAGTACCAAACCAATCATTACAAGTCTGTCGGGAGTTTCTGTATTGACCGATTTATTGAATAAAGATGGTTACGTGGTTTGGAAAGCAGAAGATTGGGACATACAGTTTAGAAATGGTGATGACATTTCTTGGGACAATGGAAAAAATATTAATACAATTTTCGAAAAGCATTATTACTTGAATAGAAAAATGAAACTGGTACACCAAAACAAATTGGAAGAAATATTAAATGGTCATTAATATTGCACCAAATACTTTTGGTGGGCCTTTGAGAAATGGTGACATGATAGCACTCCTTAATGCACTAGAATATATTCGAAAAGAAAATCCAGAAGCAAAGTTTCATATGATGAGTGGTACTATCAACTCAGCTAAGTATTGCCAAGATATGTTTAGTTTTCTTTGTGATAACACGGATTATTTTTCTGTGGAACCTGGCCAACATATTTTACCATGGAAAAGAGTAAATCTTTGGGACTTTAGAGATATATCTGGTGATATTGCTGAAATTAAAAATACCAAAACAATGAGGAAAAAAATAGTTGTTTTTCCATTGTTTGATGCTCCATATAACACATATAGAAATTGGCCAAAACAAGTATTTGAAAACATACTCAATGAATATAACAAACCAGAGTATGCTGAATATGAAAAGTTGATATGCATTCAAAATGAATTACCTCAAACCTATGATGGTTGGAAATATAGTACAGATTTTATGACTAATATTTACCACATTATGGAGTCCGAGATATTCATTGGTGCCGAAACGGGTTCTGCCGTTTTTGCATCGGCGCTTGACAAACCACCACAAAAACTGATATACTATTATTCCAGTCGAGGTTTAATACACACCTTACCATTCAATGTCTTGAGGGGTAAAGGAGAATTAAAAACGTATTGGGGTGATTTTGAAGGTACTTCCTGGCAGTAAAATCCAACATTTTTGATGACTATGTATCAAACCCAATCTTTCTATGGTTTGGCCATGGGAGGTCAAATGTTGTATAAATAATCAAACCGAAGTCGTATTTTGCAACCATAGTGTGTTGCGTTCTAGAAGGAAATTAATGCAGTCATTTTTAACATTCTTGAGGGAAGCTACATCCGTAGATGATGAGATGCTTGGTCATCTTACTCATACTAAAGACCTACCCCATGAAGATCCAAAACATGCACAGACTGCAATCGATTTAATAGACCAATTTCACAAAAAAAGAATGGGACAAAAAAGTTCTGTTGGTGCCTCGTTAAAAACTGATGGTGGTGCCTCTGTTCATGTTATACATGATAAAGACGGTGTTGGTGTATCCGATAAGCATAGAATAGCCAGAGGTGTTATTGCCAGGACACCAAAAGAAGTAGACCAACATTTTGGTCATCAACCAGAATATGCAGCATCACTAAAAAGATTATTGAAACATGGTCACGAGTTTGTTAACAAAGGACACCATGTTCAAGGAGATTTATTACACACACCGGACTCTCCTGGAGAAAAATCTGGAGATGTAACAAAAACAACTCCTAATAGAATTACATATAAAGCAAAAACAAAAGCACCAATAGGTCTTGCAGTCCACACAGAAATAACAAAAGGTGTTGCACATGGTGTTACTAAGAATGCATTGAAACACAGTAATAATGTCTTTGTGCCAGAACATGAATATAAAGCAAATCCAGAAACATATTCTGAAAAAGATAGACAATCTACAGAAAAACATTTAGATGCAGCAAAAGAGTTGTTAAAGAAACATACTTCAGAACATCTTACACCAGAACACATAAATGTTAAGAAGGGTGGACACTTTACTACATACTTAAATAGAACAACAAGAAGAGGTGAAAATGCCTCTATTGAAGGTTATAAAAAACACTTAGATGGTGAAGCAAAAAAAGCAGTAAACAAATTAAAGACTCCTGTTGGTCAAGTAAGAAAGCAAGCAGAGTTTGATAAGTTAAAAAGCCATGTTGATGATAATGCTAAACACTTTCAAAGGTCTTTAGATATACGCCATCATTTAGGCCAAGCAACAGAACATTTATTAAAAGGTGTATCTCATCCTGATATGGAAACAAGTATAGATGGCAAAAAGTCACAAGGTGAAGGTATTGTTTTACAGAAAAAAGATAAAGAAGGTAAAATGAGACCTATGACAAAGCTTGTTCCTGTTAAAGTGTCTAATTCAATTTTAAATAACCCTAGGTTTGCAAAGTAAGATGAAATCATTTTTAGACGTAATCAAAGAAGAACAACAAGGTGAAAAACACCATGTTATTACCTTTGGTAGAATGAGCCCTCCTACTGCTGGCCATTTAAAACTAATTGACAAAGTTAAAGAGGTTGCAAAGAAAAATAATGCAACTCATACCATTGTTGTTTCTCATACACAAGATAGCAAAAAGAATCCACTAACTGCTCAACAAAAAATCAAACATCTAAAGCGATATGTTGCTGGTCCTATAACAGAAGCCAAGAAATCAGATAATACCAATTTTGTTG